GCCAAAAGATTTATTGTTAGCAGATGGAACTGGAGCGCAAGAAAACGAAGTTCATTTAAAAGTAGCTAAAAGCAAACCAAAAGGAGTTTCAAAAAACGGAATTTATAGAATGTACTTAGACATTCAAAAATATCAGTATTATATGTTAGATAAATTTGGTAACAAGGTTTATGCGCAACGTAAAAACGAACCAACAAAACCTAAACAACTACCTTTGATTGAACCTGATATAGTAAACGGAAAAGAAATACAATCGTTTAGCGAAAAGATGAAACAAAGTAAAGGCGACGTTCCTTTTTAACTACCTTAACTATCTTAACTAACTTAACTTGTAATATGAAACCTAAACAAAAAGCAATAGAATTAATTGATAAATACCAATTTCTTTTAACTGAAAAGCATTTTGCTAAACAATGTGCTTTAACTTGTTGTAATGAAATAATTGAAGCAATGGATAGAATAATGCTTCCGAACCCATTTAGACAATATTGGGAATTAGTAAAAGACGAAATAGAAAAATTATAAGGTCTAAAAAGTTAGACGGGATAAAACGGGATAAATTGTAAATTATAACAAGCAAAAACACGAATTATGGATGAATTGACAATTATAAAAGGCAAAGTGTTATTAGACACTACCTATTTAAAAATTAAAATTAGCCTTGAAGAAATCAAACAAAAACACGAACATAGAACCGATTTAATTAACTCAATGGAGCGTAGTTTAGCAGACTTACAACAAGTAAAAATAAGTTACGATGCTATGGAAAAGGAACTTAGAACAGCATTACAGCAGAATTTTAGACTTGAAAAACTATTAATGGAGGAGAAATTTAAAAATAAAGAATTACAAAACCAATTAAATTTTAAAGATGTCACGCTGTAAGCATTGTAGAAATAAGTTTGAGCCAGTACGCTTTAACCAAAAATTTTGTTTAGAACCTGAATGCGTTCGTGTTTGGGTAGAATCCGAAAAGGCGAAAGTATGGAAAAAGACGAAAGCTAAAATGAAGAACGATCTTGAAACTATCCAAGAACTAATTAAAGCTACTCAAATAATATTTAACAAGTACATTCGACTAAGGGATAAAGGTCAAGTTTGTATAAGTTGTCAAAAACAGCTCAAAGAAGGTAACGTGGATGCTGGACATATGTGGAGCGCAGGTGGTCATTCAAATTTAAGGTTTAACGAATTTAATGTAAACGCTCAATGTTCAAGACCTTGCAATAAAGATAAAGCAGGGGATATAAATAATTACCGATTAGGGTTTGTAGAAAGATATGGAATAGAAAAATTAAACGAAATTGATGCCTTAGCGAAAATTGAAAGAAAGTTTAGCAAAGAAGAACTAAAAGAATTAATGCAGGTTTATAAAAATAAAATAAAAGAAATAGAATTATATTAAAAAGAATAACTATATTTGAACCAACAATTAAAACTTAAATTATGAGCGTAACAAATTTTGAAGAGTTCACACACGAACTTACAAGCGAAGAAATGGAAATACTTCCTGTAGTGGTACACGGATTCCGAAACTACAAAAAGGCGAACCCAATTAAAAGTGAATTAATAGTAACCCGAATGAACGAATACCTAAACACGAAAGGTTATAAAACTAAAATGAATGGTCCGCGTTTACGTAAAATGGTTAACTATATACGTACAAACGGCATTATTCCTTTAATAGCTACGTCTAACGGTTATTTTACAACTGATTGTAAGGAAACTATCCAAGAACAAATCCAAAGCCTTCAGGAACGAGCAAACAGCATTGAACGATGTGCGAATGGTCTTAGAAAATTTTTATAATTTTTTTTTATTTCCATTGTTATATTAAAAAGAATAGTTATATTTGTCAAACAATTAAAATTTATATTATGAAAAACCTATTTAAAAGTTTAGCAGCATTTCAGCAAGAGGTGCCAGTAATTCACAAAGGAACGCAAGGATACGGATATTCGTATGCAGACCTTCCTAAAATCTTTGAAGTAATTAACCCGTTATTACAAAAACACGGATTAGGATTTACCCAACTAATTAACGGTCAACAAATAGTAACTGTATTGTTTCATTGCGAAAGCGGTGAACAAATAGACAGCCAAACAGATATTCCGCAAGGAGTACAATTAAAAGGAATGAATGATTTTCAAGTTTTAGGTTCTGCAATTACTTATTTAAGACGTTACGCACTTTCTTCGATTTTAGGTATTGTAACTGACAAAGATGTTGACGCAGCTGGAGAACAAGTAAAACCCATAAAGACGGAACCAAAGAAATTTGCTGAAAGATTAGAAGAAGAAAAAAGCAAACAAAAACAAACCATACAAGGTGAACGATTCTTAAAAGCAGTAGAAGCTATCCGTAACGGTGAATTTACAGCCGAAGAGCTACAAGCAAAGTTTGAATTAACTGAAGTTCAACAAAAAGCATTATTACTTATATAATTAAAAGCTATGTATAACACAACAGCAGCACCAATGGCGAAGTACAGTAACCACGTGCAAACAGGAAAAGAGGTAAACAAGGTTTATCAAACAAGTGATTTATCAATCTTTAAACAGATTGACGGAAACAGGGTTCCAAATTTACAACACATTAAGCGATTAGCTGATTCAATTCGTGTTTATGGAATGAAGTGTAACCCAATTTTAGTTAATGAACGAATGGAAGTAATAGACGGACAGCATCGTTTAATGGCTGCCAAAGAAGCTGAATCATTTGTTTATTACATTATTGTAAATGGATATTCATTAAGCGAAGTTCACACATTAAATCTTAACCAAAAGAATTGGACTAAAAAAGATTTTATGGAGGGATATGCCAATATGGGAATAGAATCTTATATTAAACTTCGAGAATTCGCAAATAAAAATGATGATTATGTTTTTACTGATTGTATTGCATTATGTCAAAATACTGGTAGTGGTTCGTCAAGAAGTTTGGCGTTACAAATATCTAAAGGTGTAAAATTAGATTCAAACGCTCAAATATTTGAACAAGGAACTTGGAGATGTGGAGATATTGATTTAGCACAAGATATGGCTAATAAAATACGAATGATAAAATCTTATTATTCTAACTATAATCGTTCAAGTTTTGTTCAAACAATGATGGGTTTACTTCAAAAAGAAACATTTGATTTTAATGATTTTATGCATAAAATAAGATTACAACCAACAGCAATGGTAGATTGTGCTAATCGTGAACAATACAAAACTTTAATTGAAGATATTTACAATTATAAGAGTAGAAACAAAGTAAGCCTTAGATACTAATGAAAATACGAGCTTCACAAATAGGAAAATTAATGACTTCCCCTAAAACAAAAGGGGAGGTTCTTTCTAAAACTACAAAGACCTACATCCAAGAACTTGCAATTGAACATAAATACGGAATCCGTAAAGAGTTCTGGAGTAGATACACGGATAAAGGTAACGAAGTAGAAAACGAAGGAATAGAACTTGTTAACGATGTGTTGAACTTAGGCTTTATTTACAAGAATGAAGAGAATTTAACAAACGATTATTTAACAGGAACGCCAGACGTAAACACGAACGAAGTTCTTTTGGATGTAAAATGCAGTTGGGATGCTACTACGTTTCCGTTTTTTGAAACCGAATGTCCTAATAAAGATTATTACTATCAATTACAAGGTTATATGTGGTTAACAGGAAAAGACGAAGCGTTATTATGTTACTGCCTTGTAAACACACCATTTCAAATTGTAGAAGACGAAGTTAGGCGCGAACATTGGAAACAAGGGTTAATAGATGAAAGTTTGGATGTAAGAGACTTTGTACAGTCTAAACATAACTTTAACCACATACCAAAAGAAAAGCGTGTCAAAGTATTCAAAATATTTAAAAATGAAGATATAATAAATAATATTAAAGAGCGAATAGATATAGCAAAACAATACTATAATAAATTAATAAGTGAATTATGAAAGCTAAAATATGTAGTAGATGCAAATTAAAAGAATGTGTAGAAAAACATACTTATTGTAATGATTGCACAAAACAAATACACAAAGAAAAGAGTATTAAAAAATACATGAACCACCCTTATAATGGTTATATTTATATTATAACAAACCCAGCGTGGAATAATTGGTTAAAAATAGGAAGAGCTTTAAATGTCGATAGAAGAATAGATACTTATAATACATCTTCACCATATAGAGATTATAAAGTAATTTATTACACAAAAATAAAAGACCCAAATATGATGGAAAATTTTTTATATGATAAATATGGAAAGAAAAATAATGAATGGTTTAATATATCAGTAGAAAATGCTATAAAAACAATAGAAGAATTTAAAGAATATTATAACAATTTAATTTTAGAACTATGAATGAAGATTTAAAAGTAATGGGTTACTACAAAAACACGACCCGAGAGCAAATAGTACAAATCAAAGACTTTAAAAAAGACAAACTTTGGTACGAAACAATAAGACAACACGAAGCAAACCCTATAACAGAGTTTTGTTGTTCGGTTGAAAGATTTAAACGATTATATATTAAAACAAAGTAAAATGAAAGA